TTGTTACTGGTTGGAATATCAAGTTCTTTGATGTTCCTTACCTTGTCAATCGTTTCACACGTTTATTTGGGGACGATGTAGTAAACAAGTTGTCGCCATGGTCTGTGTATTCTGAAAGAAAGACCATGTTCAAGGGCAAAGAACAAATTGTTTATGATTTGATTGGTATATCTGTTCTTGACTATCTTGAACTGTATCAATGGTATGCGCCCGGTGGCAAAAACATTGAAAACTATCGACTTGATACTGTTGCCAACGTAGAACTTGGTGAGAGTAAATTGTCTTATGATGAGTACGACAGTCTACATCAACTTTACAAACTTGACCATCAAAAATTTATTGAGTATAACATCAAAGATGTACATCTTGTGTTGAAACTCGAAGATAAGTTAAAGTTAATTGAACTGGCGTTGACTCTGGCGTATGACACCAAAACAAATTATGATGACATTTTCGCTCAAACGAGAATGTGGGATGCGCTAATCTACAACTATCTACTTGAACGTAAGATTGTTGTGCCGCCCCGCCGTGTTGCTAAAAAGAATGAAGCATTTGAAGGCGCATATGTCAAAGAACCGCAGATCGGTCTACATGATTGGGTTGCATCATTTGATTTGAACAGTCTATATCCACATTTGATCATGCAGTACAATCTTTCGCCCGAAACAATTGTAGAGAAAGATGACTATACTGATGAAATGAGATTACTTGCGGGACAAGCATCAGTAGAAAGTTTGCTGGATAAAAAACTTGATACGAGTGTGCTGAAGGGTGTGACGATTACACCAAACGGTCAGTTCTTTCGTACAGACAAACAAGGCTTTTTGCCAGCGATGATGATTGAGATGTATGAAGATCGCAAGAAATTCAAGAAGTTGATGTTGAAGGAACAACAAGATTATGAAAATGAGAAAGACTTAAACAAGAAAAAAGAGATTGAAAAGTTAATTGCAAGATACAACAATCTACAACTTGCAAAGAAAGTTTCACTAAACTCAGCCTACGGTGCAATGGGCTCACAGTATTTCAGATTTTATGATTTGCGCCAAGCACTTGCAGTTACACAAGCCGGTCAATTATCAATTCGTTGGATCGAAAATAAACTAAACGAATACCTGAATAAAATTTTAAAATCTAATACTGACTATGTTATTGCTTCAGATACAGATTCGATCTATCTCAATCTTGGTCCACTGGTTGACTCTGTGTATAAAGAGAAACCAGAAACTCAGAAAGTTATCGCCTTCATGGACAAAATCTGCGAAGAGAAGATTCAACCATATATCGATAAGAGTTATCAAGAACTTGCTGAGTATGTTCATGCGTTCGACCAAAAGATGCAAATGAAACGTGAAGGCTTGTCCGATAAAGGTATTTGGACTGCAAAGAAGCGGTACATTCTGAATGTGTACAACAACGAAGGTGTGCAATATGCGAAACCAAAACTCAAAGTCATGGGTCTTGAGATGGTCAAATCATCCACACCTACCGCTGTACGTGCCAAAATGTATCAATTGGTAGATTTGATTGTGAATACGAACGAAGAAACTGTACAGAAGTTTGTTGCCGATTTTAGAGAAGAGTTTCGCAAATTGCCCGTTGAAGATATTTCTTTTCCACGTGGCTGCAATGGCTTGAAAGAGTATGCGGATTCTGCTACAATATACAGAAAGGGTACACCAATACACGTAAAGGGTGCAATACTGTATAATCATTTTCTGAAACAACATAACTTGACGACTAAGTATCCTTTGATACAAGAAGGTGAAAAGTTGAAATTCACTTATCTCAAAACACCAAATCCGTTTAGAGATATGGTGGTTTCGTTTCCAACAAGACTACCAAAAGAGTTTGAGTTGCAGGAATATATTGATTACGAGACTCAGTTTGAAAAAACATTTCTTGAACCAATTAAATTGATCCTTGATTGTATCGGTTGGAAAACAGAAAAGCAATACACACTTGAAAGTTTCTTCTCATGAAGAATATACGAATTATCAAAACTGGTATAAATGTTTCAAAGATTCTAAAACAACTACAACAATATCCGGACGACTGGAACATTCAACAAAAGATACCGCAGAGTAAAGTTTTGGATCCGCACACATACATTAGTGAAGCGGCAGTCCTTCAACTTGTAATCGGTACTATCACACACGAAGACGAATATGTTTTCGATTCAGAAGGATATATGCCAGCACCAGCATATTATAGACATACTGCTGCTGTTAGTTTTCTGAGAAGACATTTCAAAGATTTCAAACGTGCGGGTTTTCTTGCTTTACCACCAGGAGGCATAACTGGTAAACACATAGACTTTGGCAAGTATTATTTGAACAAAGATAGATATCATCTTTCAATACAAGGTACTTATGAATATGTTGTAGATGATGAAAAAATTATTGTTGAACCAGGGACTTTATTTTGGTTCGACAATAAAAAAGAACACTCTGCAAAAAATATTGGAAATAATGATAGAATTGCATTGGTGTTTGATGTGCCACACTCAAAAAACAATCCATGATACATGTAATACTACCATTTTTGACTGCACTTGCACTGTCTGGTATCGCAGCGTACTATTCAGTAATCGGTCTTGCACAGATATTTCCGGGTTCATACTGGCCAATCATCATCATGGGTTCTGTGCTTGAAGCAGCGAAATTGGTAACTGTGTCTTGGGTATACAATCATTGGAAGACAACATTTTCTGCACTTAAACTTTATTTTTTGATTGCAGTTGTATTGCTGATGGGCATCACTTCAATGGGCATTTTTGGTTATTTGTCAAAAGCACACATTGAACATTCAAGTACCATAGCACCACAAGCGGCAAAGGTAGAAATCTATGATGAAAAGATCAAAGTTATTCAATCGCAAATTGAGAGGAACAACAAGAACCTTAGTCAGTATGATGAGGCTGTCGATCAAGTTATGGGCCGCTCGAAAGACGAAAAAGGTGCCGAACGGGCGAATCAGATCCGCAAAGCCCAACAGAAAGACCGTGAGAGAATCATTGCTGAGACTAAGAGGCTACAAAAAGAGATACAGTTACTCACGGAAGAGAGGCTCCCTTTATCCTTGGAAGTTAAGAAGGCTGAATCGGATTTGGGGCCTATAAAATATGTAGCAGAAGTAGTATATGGCACACAAGATCGTGATTTGATTGATAAAGCAGTTCGATTGGTGATCTTCATCATTATCATCGTGTTTGATCCTTTAGCCGTCTTATTATTGATAGCAGCAAATCAAACATACCGCAGAATTAGAGAAGATAAGGATGAGATTGAGCCGATCAAAAAGGTTGTAAAGAAGAAAAAACTTGACAACACACCCACACGTAGTTTAGAATCATTTTTTGTAGATGATAAACACACGGTTATACCCAAAGACAAAATAGCAGATATTGGAGATATGAATGAGCGTTCTTGAAAAATTAAAGAAAGCATCGACAATCAAAGAAACGTCGGTACTTTCCAAATCAAAGTTCTTTACGGATAAAGACATGATTCAAACTGATGTGCCTATTATTAATGTGGCACTGTCAGGTAATCTTGATGGTGGTTTGACACCAGGACTTACCATGTTTGCAGGTCCATCAAAACATTTTAAAACCGCATTTGCTTTACTCATGGCAAAATCATACATGAAGAAGTATGAAGACGCTGTTGTTCTGTTTTATGATTCCGAGTTCGGCACACCACAAAGTTATTTTGACGCATTCGGTATTGATACTGAAAGAGTGTTACACACACCAATTACCGATGTCGAGCAACTAAAACATGATATTATGAATCAGTTGCAAAATATCGAAAAAACTGATAAAGTGATTATTGTGTTAGATTCGATTGGCAATTTGGCATCAAAGAAAGAAGTTGAAGATTCAATTGAAGGCAAATCTGTTGCTGATATGAGTCGTGCAAAACAGATGAAGTCGTTGTTTCGCATGGTCACACCACATTTGACAATCAAAGACATTCCAATGGTTGTTGTCAATCACACATACAAAGAAATTGGTATGTTCCCGAAAGACATCGTTGGTGGTGGCACAGGTTCTTATTACTCAGCAGACACGATCTGGATTCTTGGTCGTCAGCAAGACAAAGATGGTACAGAAATTGTCGGCTACAACTTTATCATCAATGTAGAAAAATCAAGGTATGTTCGTGAAAAATCTAAAATTCCTGTTACTGTGTCTTTTGATGGTGGCATCAATAAGTGGTCTGGTTTACTGGATATTGCACTCGAAGGTAATTTTGTATCCAAGCCTAGTAATGGTTGGTATGCCAAAGTAGATCAAGAAACAGGTGAGGTACTAGACAAGAAGCGATTCGCAGACACACAGACTGAAGAATTCTGGAAAGACATTCTTGCTGATGAACGTTTCAAAGAATTCGTAAGGAAAAAATATGAAATCACTTATAGCAGCATTCTTGGAGAAGATGCCGCTTTGGAAGAAGAAGATGAAGCCGCAACATAATATTGATTATGTTCTAATTGATTCAGATGATGGTACAAAAACTGGCATAGGCATTCAAACTGGTGAATATGCTGGTGTTTTGTATCACTACGGCAAAGTTAGACTTTCCGAAGAGGGTGATTTTGCAAGAATGATTTTTAGTTATACGATTGTGTCATCACCCAGAATACCAATAGATGATTTGACACAAGATGAAAAGTTTCATACCTTTATTGGTGATGTATTAACAGATATACTTATGAATCAAGAAAGCGCAAATGAAAAGATTGGAAACCACGATTCTGAAGAATTTGATATTTAATGAGGACTATACAAGAAAGATTATTCCTTTTCTAAAGACCGAATACTTCACAGACTCAACAGAAAAAATTCTGTTTGAAGAGATCAATGATCACTTGGATCAATTCAAACATCTCCCTACCTACGAATCGCTTGTCATCAACTTCACAGAATCCCGTAAACTGACGGAAGATCAAGTCAGAAAAGCGGTTGAAATGATTCGTGAAATCAACGCAGACAAAAATGATCCTACTGATGTAGATTGGCTCATCAAGCAAACTGAAAAATTCTGCCAAGATAAAGCAATCTACAATGCTATCATGAAGTCTGTTAAGATTCTTGATGATAAAGCCAACAAAGAAGACAAGGGCATGATACCAAAGTTGTTGAGCGATGCACTTGGTGTATCATTTGACAGGTCTGTTGGTCATGATTACATTGATGATTCTGACAATCGATTCGAGTTCTATCATCGACACGAAACAAAGATACCGTTTGATCTTGACTTGTTCAACAAGATTACTAAAGGTGGTCTGCCAAAGAAAACACTGAACATTGCACTTGCTGGCACAGGTGTCGGTAAATCTTTGTTTATGTGTCACGTTGCAGGTTCTTGTTTGGCACAAGGTTTGAATGTATTATACATTACAATGGAAATGGCTGAAGAAAGAATTGCTGAACGTATTGATGCCAATCTGTTGAACATTGATATTGCAGACTTGAACTCTATCAGTAAACAAGACTATGATCGAAAGTTCTCTGCTTTGAAAGTCAACACACATGGTAAACTCATCATCAAAGAATATCCAACTGCCGCAGCCTCAGCACTACACTTCCGTGCTTTGTTAAATGAATTGCAACTCAAGAAAAGTTTCAAACCTGACATCATCTTTATTGACTATCTTAACATTTGTGCAAGTGCCAGAATCAAGCCTGGTGCTAACGTAAATAGTTATTCTT